CGAGACAAGTCCTCAAGTTTTTGCATCATGGCATCTTGCTTCGTCTCGAACCGGGCTATAGCAATCAGAATATCTTGCAGAGTTACATCAGCCATTAGACGCTCGCCGGTCGCAAATATTCGATGGTGACATTGTGGTCAGAGTTCGTGGCGTTACCGCCAGAATCTTGATACAAGAAGAAACGGATCACATCGTTGGCTGCCAAAAGCGAAACTGCGGTGTTCGTGACAGTCGTGCCAGCGTCGGCCACACTACCTGTGCCGTTGGCAAAGATGGTGTTCGTTGAGCTTGTTGTCGAGTTTCGGTTAACAGCTTGAGCGCGCAAAGTGCCAGCAGTGCTAGACCAGCCAGCATGACGAACCAAAGAACTGACCCGATACCAGCCAGCCTTACGCACCGTAAAAGTTGACGGAACAGTTGCACTGTTTATTTGAATAGTGTCTGTATTGGATGTTGACCCAGCACAAGAAAAGCTGTTGAAACTCACCACCGTATATGCGGCGGTAGGAATAGAAACGCCCGATGTGTTGGTGCGCTTACCGGCGAATAGCAAAGTGTTCTCTTGCGGGTACCAGCCCGCCGAAGCCGCGCCCCCGGGGTTGGTGCCCGCGTTGTACGCTTCGTAATATTGCCAATACGAATTCGAATCAGTCAAATAAGAAACCATCCCCTGACTAGGGGAAGCCAACGCAGAAGTTCGCGCAGCATTCGAAGCAAAATCCATCACAACCTGATCTTGCAAATACCCTTGAACCTGAGCAGCAGTCAAAACTGCGCCAGCCGTAAAAGTACGGTAACCACTACCAGCCATTAGATGTATTCCGTTCTTGATTCGAGTAAGCCAAAATCTAAACTAACATCACACCTGTCAGGCGTAGCCGTGACAGTCTTGCCAATCAGATTCCCGGTGGTAGTCAATTGTGAACCAACCTGATTAGGTGTGTATTGAACTTGCGCCCTAGCCCCAAAATCATAAAACAAAATCTTGGTGATAGCGGCAGAGCCAATCTCCTCAGAGCCATAAGCCTGCACCATCCCATCGAGAGTAACACTAACATTGGTGACTCGAAAAAGTGGCTCACCATACTTATCAACCATGTGATCTGTCAGCACACCCATCTGCGCTGTGCCAGCCGTCAACACCGGCAAATCAACAGATGAAATGCCAAACTCATCTTGCGACAAAATATTTTGTGAGGTCACCGTTCCAGCACTGCTCGTGGCCGTCACGATGTTATAAAACTGGTCAGTGCCATAAGTTGTTTGTAAAGAAGAAAACGGCAACTCTTGGAAGTCGGGAAAATACGGGATTGACTCTTGATACTGGTCACTGAACCAAAGTGCAAGTGATCCAATGCTGACCGTGGTAAACGCGTTCCAACCCAAGAATGTGACAACACCAGATTGATTCACATAAAAGAAACCATCTTCAGAGTCAGCAATGGTTTGCAAATAATCCAACACATTGCCTGAATAGGTCACTGAGTTCATAGTGAATGCGCCACCGGTACTGATAAACAAATCCAATGGCCAAGCCACCGCTGAGTTGGTCAACACGCGGCGCACACGGTCAGAAGAAAGTTCAGAAGCTGGTGACACTAAATCAATCAACTGTTGAGCAAAAATAGTGAATGCATCAGACGCAGAAGCAGTCGCGATTGAGTCACCACTAATGTCATAGTCAAAATCCCAATTATCAATGTAACCCTCAAACTGTTGCACCAACGATTTCACATCATAACCGGCATAAAACCGAATCTTGCGACGCGGTTTGATAGCCCCGTACAAAGGTGACGAAACATAATTGGGATCAAACACACGCCCACGATTATCAAAAACAACCGTCAACTGCCCGGCGGTAAACCTGCCCAAATCGCTTGACCGCCCACGCTTAGAAACCGCTGAGCGCACATACTGTGTCACATCAGTAGCAAGATAACCAAGCACGCCACTATCAAGCACATCAGTATCAAGAATAAAACCCTCGTTGCCCTCAATCTCAACCTTGTATGTGATAGCCATTATGCGCTCGCAAACACGGGGCCAGAAGTGCGCTCAAAACGCTTGATAGCATCGACCACTGCGCGCCCAATATCTGAGCTGGTAGCCAAACCACCATTGACATTCACAACATAAGTCGCGCCACCGCCACGGTTGCCCATCATGCGATCTAACCGGTCAAGCGGAATGACAGCTTCAGCCATGCCCGCTTCTCCGATAGTGGCGAGGGTGCCCCCTGGTCGGGGCATGACCACGCCGCCGGCCGCGAGTTTCACGCCGCCATTGCCGTCACTGGTATTGAAATTGACTCGCCCACCGACACTAAGGGTTTTACCGTCATACCCAAACAGCTCAGCCAACCAACTGACAGCCTTAGAAATGCCGTCAATAAACGGTTTGAGCATGGTGTCCATGAACCACTTCAAAATGTCTCCAAAGCCTTTGATGAGTGGCACAGCCAACGGCAACAACGAAACAAGCATTTCAGACAAAGGCTCAATGATTGCAATAAAAACTTCCATGAGCTGAGGGCCGATTTCCTCAATAATCGGCAAGAAAGCGTCAATGAGTGCAAACACAATCGGCACAAGCGCAGTAATGATGTTGAGCAAGGGCGGCAACATCCGCTCAATCAACGGCGCAAACGCCTCAACGAGTCGCACCAGAATCGGCACAAGCGGAATGAAAATTGCCATCAGCAAATCCATGAGTGGCGGCAACAAGGTTTCGATAAGGCTCACCAGCGGTGGCAGGATGCCCTCGAGCAACGGGATAAACGCCTTAACAAGGTCACCAACGAGCGGTGCGAGCATCGTAATAATGTCAAGCAACGGTGGCAACAAAACCATAATCAAATCCATGAACGGATCAAGCAACGGCACAATCACATCAATGAGCGTGTCAAACGCCATCGTCAAAGCGTCAATAAAACTGGCAAACCCTGAAGATGCTGTGAGCGTCTCCACAAAAGTTGCCAACACCGGCACAAGCTTCTCAACCGCTGGCAACATTGCGGTTCCAACAGTCTCTTGCAGATTCTCAAAAATAACTTTGAGCCGGTCAAACGGTGAAGCCATCGCCTCAGCCATGCCCGAATACTTAGTGCCGAGAGTGTCAATGAGATACTGTTGCGCGCCAATCTCATCATTAGTGTCAAGCATCGCCTGATATGTGGCCTTCTGCTCATCACTGAACACCACACCCTGACGGGTAAGTTTTGACATCGCACTCTCGGCATCGCCAGCGATCTTTATAAAAGCCGAGCCAATACTCGAAATGTCTTTACCCGTACCGGCAGCCACATCCGCCGCCACCTCAGTAAGATTCTGGATACCATCAACACCCAACTGAGCCAACTGAGGCACAGCCAAAAATGTTTTCTGCATCGACAACAAAACCTCGTCATCAATACCAGTCAACTCGGCAAGCTTCGTTGCATGATCCTCGAGCGCGCCCGTAGCCACAGCAATATCGGCTGCACTCGAACCAAACACGCCAGCGTTAATTGCCGCCTGCTCAAGCCCCTTGCTAACCTTCCAAGACTCGTCAGCCGCCCTCAAAGACGATGCTGCAAACACAACCGCCCCGGCGCTCGCCGCAGCAAACGCGCCAGCAAGCACGCCCCCAACACCCTTAGCAAACCCGCTCAGTCGGTCAAGACTATTCGAAGCGTCTCTAACACCAGTGTTGTCAAACTTAGAAACAATAGGTATCCGTAATGGCACGCCGTCACCTCAATTCTTGGTTCACACGGTCAAGCCACTTCTCAGTAAGTGACTCAGCCAACTTGTAAATGGAATCCTTAAACGGCATGAACGCCTTGTAAACATAACGCCCACCCTTTTGCCAACCGGGAACACGAATATTCAGCATCCCCACAAACCACGGGCCACGCGCATCAGTAGGCGAACCGTTAGGATTTTTTGAACCGGCAAACTCTGAAATGTACATACCGCGCGAGTTGCGCCCGGCATCAACATTGATTGTTACCAGATCGCCCCAACCAAAACGCTGCCTACCAGGTCGGGTGGAAATGGTTGCCTTGACATTTCCCCACTGTGTTGCGCCCCTGTGGTTCGTCATGCCCGAAAGTGGTGCACCGTTACTGTTAGCCGACTCAGCAATTTTCCGGGCAGTACCACCAATACCCGTTCGCATCGAACGGCCCAAATCATTCAACAACTCTTTGTCAACGCGGCGCAAAATCTTTGCCACCATCGCCAAATCTTGCGCGTTCACCTCAGCACGCATCTGAACCGTCATGGCTCAAGTCTACTGAGCACCCTGTTCTCGAGTGCGCGACACCGCGACAAGATACCGTTGCATAGTCCAGAGCATTCGAGGCTCAAGTTCCATCAACTCTCGTGGCGAAATCTTGAACTCATGTGAGAGCTGTGCAAGTGTCCAATGCAAACTCCACGCCCCGAGAGGTTCTATTTTTTTGAACTGTTGCCTTCTTTGACAAGTTGGATGGTTTCCACCCACGGCTCAAACTCCAGCTCAGTAGCCTTCGTGCGCTTCTCAACCGAATACGCCAGAAAGAAAAGGTGCGTCAGCTTAGGTGTAGCCAAGCCTGCAATGCTCATATCAAAGTGAGCTTCGAAGCGCATCAAATCAACAGCGATGGCACTAACCGTTTTGGCAGTACCATCGCTGAAGATGATTTCAAGATCAATAGGGTTCATGCCCCTATCTTATAGTGTTACGCGGTTGCGCGTGCAAACGCACCAGCGGCAGCCCATGTGGTTGAGAAGGTGAGCAGGTCACCAACCGAACCGGCAACAGGCGAATAACCGCTGAGAACCACAGGGCAAGTCCAGCGAGGGTTCGAGGCACCAATGGCTGTGCCATTCGGCATGACCGTAACAGTGCCGACAGCACCCCACGCGCTCGAGAGAGTAGCGTCAACTGACGAGCTAAAGTCTTGGTGCCAGTCAAGCGTGACCGAACCATCTTTCAGGCCAACGGTGCGCGTGCGCCAACCCGTCGCACCAAAAGCGGTGGTTTCGATTTCGTCAGCCGACTGCTCAATCGTAACCGCAGCAATGTGGTCACTGAAGTCAGTACCGTTGACGGTGATTACAGCGTTAGTGAAAACCTGTTTACTCATTTTGTTTTTCTCCTAGTTTCCATAAACGGTGACAGTGAAATCTGCCGCCAAATAAGTTATATCCCCTATTGTGACACTGCCAACATTGCTCATGCCCTCGACACGACAATCAAACGCAGAACCGCCCAACGAGCGTTCAGACTCAATCGCCGTCTTGATAGAACCAGTGCCAGGCGAAATGTATGCGTCAAGTGTGCGCTGTGCAGTGCGCTCAGAGATGCGCCCCACAACCACAGTCACCATGAAGCTATAAGTTGTGAGGCCACCACGCAATGCGCCGTCATATTCAACCGTTTGCAACGAAATAACCGCCACAGGTGGATTGACCTGATCGGGGATTGTTTCCGCAACTCGAAGCCCCCGAATAGTGCCGAGGTTATCGCCAAGCCCCTTGCGGATAAGTGCGATGCTCAAGCGACGCTCACCTTTTGATACGGCGCAAGCAACGCCTGAATGTCTGAGTCGATTCGGCTAATGCGGATGACTCCCAAATCTCCCATGCCCAAAACGCCCGTTGGGCTATCAAAACGCTTAAACAAACGCTGAGAAAGAATGACACAAGCGAGGCGCACATCAACCGGCACCGCCGACCACCCAAACACGCCAGCAATCTGCACAGTCACATTAGGCATGATGGGAAAAGTGAAATTGCCGATAGCGCGCACACGAGTGTACGGCTGAGTAAGTCCGCCCACAATGCCATTCGTCGGTTCGAGCTGGTAGTCAGCCGCGCCCCAAGTTGTATCCCACGCCGTCTGAGCCGTTGTCTTAAGCGTGGTCAAAGAAATGAGGTCGTCAATCTCGAGCAAAAAGTTGCTGTCACAACGGTAAGTGCGCGTTGCCGTAGTCGGATAAAACACGCGCTGGCAGTACGAGTCAATCTCGCGCGAAGCCGCCTCAATGCTCATTTCAATCAGGCTGT